AGATCTGGAGCTTGCCCGTCCGGCGCATGATCTGTTCGTCACGAAGATCCAGCGCTGGGTCGATCTGATGGAAGTGAAGAACGCCGCCCGGCCCAAGAAGGTCAAGGGGCGTTCCAATGTCCAGCCGAAGCTGATCCGGCGCCAGGCCGAATGGCGTTATGCGCCATTGAGCGAACCGTTCAACTCGTCGAACAAGCTGTTCGATGTCCGGCCTGTCACCTTCGAGGATGTGGCCTCAGCCCGCCAGAACGAGACCCTGCTGAATTACCAGTTCCGATCGAAGATCAAGCGGGTCAGCTTCATCGATTCCTACGTGCGCACCTGTGTGGACGAAGGTACCTCCGTGGTGCGGGTCGGCTGGAGCCGGATCACCAAGGAAGTCGAGGAAGAAGTCCCGGTCTGGGAATATGTCGCTCCTGGTTCCGAGGAGGAGATGAAGCTGTTCGAGACAGCCCTCAAGGCCAAGGCCGAGAATCCCCGGGGTTTCATGGAGCAGGCCCCTCCCGAGATGCAGGCGGCGATCGAATTCTATGAGGAGAGCGGGCAGCCCAACATCGCCTACCAGATCGGCACGGAAATGATCACCGTTGACAAGGTGCTCGACAACCGGCCGGTGCTCGATGTCGTGAACCCGCACAATCTGTATTTCGATCCGTCCTGTGGTGATGATCTCGAGAAGGCCGGCTTTGTGATCGTCTCGTTCGAGACCTCCCAGGCCGAGCTGAAGAAGGAACCCAAGCGTTACAAGAACCTTCAGCACGTCAACTGGGAAGGCGCCACAACGGTGATGGATCCATATCACCAGCCCAACTCCCGCGACACGAATTTCAATTACAAGGATGCGCTGCGCAAGCGCGTCGTCGCCTATGAATATTGGGGCCTCTACGACATTCACGGGACGGGCGAAATGGTCCCGATCGTGGCCACCTGGGTCGAGGGTGTGCTGGTCCGCATGGAAGAAAATCCCTTCCCCGACGGCAAGCCGCCTTTCGTCGTGGTTCCCTACATGCCGTTGAAGCGTCAGGTCATGGGCGAATCCGATGCCGAGCTGCTCGAGGACAACCAGATGATCCTCGGTGCTGTCTCCCGGGGCATGATCGATCTTCTGGGTCGTTCGGCCAATGCCCAGCAGGGTTTCGCCAAGGGCATGCTCGACGTGGTCAACAAGCGTCGTTTCGAGGCCGGCCAGGATTACGAGTTCAATCCGAACATGCCGCCTCAGCAGGGGATCGTCGAGCACAAGTATCCCGAGATCCCCCGCTCCGCCATGGAAATGATCACCCTGCAGAACCAGGAAGCCGAAGCCCTCACAGGTGTGAAGGCGTTCCACGGTGGCATGACCGGCAATGCCTATGGCGATGTCGCCACCGGAATCCGGGGCATGCTCGATGCGGCGTCCAAACGGGAAATGGCGATCCTGCGGCGTCTGGCTGCCGGTCTGGTTCTGGTCGGCAAGAAGATCATCGCGATGAATGCCGTCTTCCTCTCCGAGAAGGAGGTGGTCCGGGTCACCAACGAGGAATTCATCGAGATCCACCGGGACGATCTGCAGAGCGTTGCCGGCGAATTCGATCTCGAAGTCGATATCGCCACCGCCGAGGTGGACGAGAAGAAGTCGCAGGATCTGGGCTTCATGCTGCAGACGATGGGCAACACTATGGATTTCGGGATCACCAAGCTGATCCTGCGAGACATTGCCCGGCTCAAGCGGATGCCTGAACTGGCCAAGTCGATCGAGGCCTATGAGCCTCAGCCGGATCCACTCGCCGAGAAGATGAAAGAGCTCGAGCTCCAAAAGGTGATGATGGAGATCGAGAAGCTCAAGTCCGAGATCGAGCTGAACAAGGCCAAGGCCATGAAGGAATGGGTCAACGCCGAGAAGGGTCTGCTCGACGCCGTCGAACAGGAGACCGGGACCAAGCACCTGCGCGAGATCGAGAAGCAGACGGCCCAGTCCACGGGGAACCAGAACCTAGAGATCACCAAGGCCCTGCTCAAGAACCGCAAGCCGGATGAGACCCCGCCGAATATCGCTGCGGCCGTGGGTTACAACGCCCTCTCGAAACAGAACGCCAATCCGACAGAGCGTGATGTGCTGGATCCCCCGGAGAGCGTTTCGACCAACCCGGAAGCGCCGGCAGACGTTCCTTATCGACCATAATCACCTCTTATTTTCTAAAAACCATTTTCTTTGAAAATACTTTCTTGACCGGTGCCGGATTATCAAAGATAAACCTATGCACCACCATTACAAAATGAGGAACGATTATGTCGGATATTCTGTCCCTCGAGCAGGGCATCAAAGACGCCGAAGAACTCGTTGTCCGTCGTGACATGGCTATGAAGCTCGCTCTGAACCACGAGTTTCGGAAGCTCTTCATGGAGGACTATTTTGAGAAGGAAGCTGCCCGTCTGGTTCAGCTTTCAGCCGATCCCTCTCTCAGCGCCGACCAACGGGCCGATGCATTGGCCATGGCCCAGGCCACAGGTCACACCAAGCGCTACCTTTCCATGATGATCCGGATGGGCTCCCACGCCGAGGATGAACTTCCCGAGATGCGCTCGACGCTCGAAGAGATGCGTGCCGCCGAGATGGAGGATTGAGCATGGGAGACGCTGTGAACCAGAACGGAAGCACCCCCAAGGACACACCCAAGGAATTCCTCGGGATGTCCGACGATGACTTCCTCAACCTCAACTCCCCAGATGATGCGGCAGAATCAACCAACGAGGATGGGACCAAGCAGGCCGAGCCCGATCCTGCAGCGGCGGCGGAGGGCGGAACGCCCGGAGCCAGCCAAGCGGAAGAGGCGGGTGAAGAGCCTGCGAAGGATCCCGACGAGGCGGGCGATGCCGCCGCATCATCGGAACCAGCGTCGTCAGAACAAAACCCCTCTTCCGAAACCACTGAAGATCCCGAGCCGGGCAAAGAGGGCGATGCCAAGGCTGATGCGAAAGCAGATGCCGAGGGCGACAAGAAGGATGCGGATTCCAAGAAGGAAGACAAGACCGAATCCGAATCCGAACCCAAGCCGGTCAATTACGAGGAGTTCTACAAGCAGATCATGACCCCGTTCAAAGCGAACGGGCGCATGATCGAGCTGAAGTCTCCGGATGAGGCTGTGCGCCTGATGCAGATGGGTGCCGGCTACGGCCGCAAGATCCAGGATCTGCAGCCTCATCTGAAGACGCTTCGGATGCTGGAGAAGAACGATCTGCTCGACGAGGGCAAGCTCTCGTTCCTGATCGATATTAACCAGAAAAATCCCGAGGCGATTAAGAAGTTAATCAAGGATGCGGGTATTGACCCCCTTGATCTTAATAATGAAGATAATGTAGGGTACAAACCCACAAACCACGCTGTCAGTGACAAGGAGATGGCGTTCCAGGAAGCCTTGACGGACATCCAAAGTCACGCCAACGGCCAGGAAACGCTCCGTTTGATCAACCAGACGTGGGATCCAGACAGCAAGGCTGCTCTCTGGGATCAACCCGAAATCATGCGCGTCATCCAGTCTCAGCGCGACAATGGCATCTATGACCAGATTGTCACCGAGATGGACCGCCAGAAACTTCTGGGCACGATCCCGCAATCGACGCCATTTCTACAAGCCTACAAGATGGCGGGAGACCACCTGCAAGCCAATAACGGCTTCAGACTTCCGCCAGGCCAGGAAGGTCAGATCCAGAACCAGCAGACGCATCCAACAGAGCAATCTGGTGCCCATGCGCCTCAGACCCAGGTGATCGCTACCCGTCCGGCAGCTCCGAAGGCCCAAGTAACGAATGGTGAAAAGGCAGCTGCGGCAACGCCGACCAAGTCGAGCCCAAGCCGTGGCAAAGCTCCGCTCGTCAACCCGCTCGAGATGGCGGATGACGATTTCATCAAGCAATTCAACGGCCGCCTCTGAGGTCTCGAAAGACCGGGGCGTGCTAAGGGGACTCTGAGATGTTGAACTACAACGCTCCCACGAGTGCTGCAGCGGGTACGCCTTCGGATATCGAAGGTGCTGGCTCCTCCCAGATGAACACCTTCTTCTGGCTGAAGAAGGCCATCATCGAATCCCGTAAAGAGCAGTATTTCATGCCGCTTGCCTCGGTCACCAACATGCCGAAGCACTATGGCAAGACCATCAAGGTCTACGAGTACGTCCCGCTCCTCGATGATCGGAACGTCAACGACATGGGTATCGATGCCAGCGGCGCCGTGATCGTCGATGGTAACCTGTATGGGTCGTCCAAGGATGTCGGCAACATCACGTCGAAGCTCCCGGTCCTCACGGAGAATGGTGGCCGCGTCAACCGCGTTGGCTTCACCCGTCTCCAGCGTGAAGGCTCGATCACGAAATTCGGTTTCTTCACCGAGTTCACCCAGGAATCGATCGATTTCGATTCCGACGACCAGCTGATGGACCATCTGAGCCGTGAGCTCATGAATGGCGCCGTTCAGATCACGGAAGCTGTGCTGCAGAAGGATCTTCTGGCCAACTGCGGTGTCGTCCTCTATGCCGGCGCCGCCACCAGCGATGCCGACGTGACGGGTGAAGAGGCTGCCGGTCCCCCGGTGGTTCCGGCCTCGATCGTGTCCTACGCCAACCTGATGCGCCTCGATCAGATCCTGACCGACAACCGCACGCCGAAGCAGACCAAGGTGATCACAGGCTCCCGCCTGATCGACACCAAGACCATCCCGTCGGCGCGTGTCATGTTCGTCGGATCTGAGCTGGTTCCCCTGCTCAAGGGCATGAAGGATCAGTTCAACGAGCGGGCCTTCATCTCGATCCAGCATTACGGCGATGCCGGGACCATCCTGAACGGCGAGATCGGCACCATTGATGCCTTCCGCATCGTGCAGGTTCCCGAAATGCTGCACTGGGCCGCCGCTGGCGCCGATGTCGGCACCAACCCGGGCTACCGTTCGTCCATGGATGGCGTGACCGAGAAGTACGACATCTTCCCGATGATGGTGCTGGGTGACGATTCGTGGACCACGATCGGTTTCCAGACCGATGGCAAGTCCGTGAAGTTCTCGGTGATGACCAAGATGCCGGGCAAGGAAACCGCGGATCGCAACGATCCCTACGGCGAGACCGGGTTCTCCTCGATCAAGTGGTACTACGGCCTCCTGGTCAAGCGTCCCGAGCGTATGGCCGTCATCAAGACGGTGGCCCCGGTCTGATCGGTGATCTGATCGTGTCCTGACAAGAC